ACTGACATGGGAATGGTTGCTCGTAATCCTAAAAATCATGCAGATCAGTGGTATGTTGCACGAAAGTATTTTGAAGATAATTTGGAGCCAGCATAAAACAATTCCAACCACGAAACGAAACTGAAAATTCCAAGGAGTCTACTATGAAATTTGGCCGATAACAAACCGCAATACAGTGTAGTGTATGACTACAGTGATGTATCAACCCTGAAGAAATTTGCCCTGTGCAACAAGCGGGTTAAATGTATCGTCGGACCTTTCGGCCCATTGTCTAATGATACCGAATACTTATCTAAGTCTGGGTGGAAAAGAATAGAAGATTATCCCCAATCCGGAGAAGAGATTATGGAATATGATCTTGATACCGGAAAGGGGATTTTTTCTGTCCCAGAACATTATATCGTTCAGCCGTGTGATGAATTTATACATTTTAAATCTGATTCCATTGATATGATGCTAAGTCCAGAACATCGAGTTTTAGTGAAGGATGGCAATGGGAGGATAAAGGTAAGATCAGCTGAAGAAATGTATCATAGACATCATACATTAAAATCAATGACCAATGATGTTATTCCTGTAACTTTTAATTTTTTCAATGAAACATCAATTCCATTAACGGAATTTCAATTACGATTATCCGTTGCCGTGGTTGCTGATGGCAGCTTCCACAAACATATGAAAAAAGAGAATGCAACTTACAATACAAATGGATGTTGCATGGGTTTTACAAAGAAGAGAAAGATAAAAAGATTAAGATGGATTTTGTTTTGCACTGGAATCCCCTATAAGGAAAGTTCTTGTAAAAATGGGGTTACTTATTTTTATTTTCAAGCACCAGTTAAGAAAAAAGTATTTGATGAATATTTTTGGCAAGCAAATTATTTTCAGAGAAAAATTATCTGTGATGAACTGTCTCACTGGGATGGGAATAAACGCAGTGATGGTATCGTTGAATTTTATTCAACTGTCAAGGAAAATGCAGATTTTATTCAATACTGTTTTGCAAGTACAGGAGTCGGATCAACAATACAAATTAGGGAAAAAAGAATTGGAGATAGTTATGGAATTAAAACAGCGTATATAACTAGATCATTTTCTGTTCAAAAATTTGTTGGCATAAAAAAAGATCCAAATGCTGTCCAGTATGAAAAATATGGTAATGGATATAAATATTGTTTTGCCACTCATACTGGATTTTTTGTTGCCAGAAGAAATAATAAAATATTTATAACTGGAAATTCTGGTAAGTCCACAGCTTGCGTTATGGAAATTATCCGCAAAGCTCATGAACAGGCACCAGGACCAGATGGTATCCGTAGAACTCGCTGGGCTGTAGTGAGAAATACTTTTTCTCAGCTTAAGGATACGACTATAAAGACATTTCATGACTGGTTCCCTCCCAGAGTATTTGGAGAATACCGCGTTACTGATCATGTGTATTTAATCACAAAGTTTCCGGGAGTCCAAATTGAAGTCCTCTTCCGCGCTCTCGATCGTCCTGACCAAGTATCCAACCTCCTCTCCCTCGAACTTACCGGAGCATGGTTCAATGAAGTCCGTGAGATTCCCAAGACCATTATAGAAGCCATGGATGGCCGTATCGGTCGTTATCCAGCCCAGAAGGATGGTGGCTGCACATGGCTGGGAATGATCATGGATACCAACCCTCCGGATGATGATTCATACGTTTACAAGATGTTCGAGGTAGTAAAGCCCGATAACTGGGAGATATTCAAACAGCCATCCGGATTAAGTGCACATGCAGAAAACCTCAGCCATCTGCCCAAGAACTACTACATCAATCTGGCCAAGGGTAAGGACGATATGTACGTGCGGGTCTACATCCACGGCCAGTACGGATTCCTGTTAGATGGCAAACCAGTATTCACCGGATTCGTGGACAGCAAACACGTAGCTTCCCATATCCTGGAGCCAATTAAAGGTTTAGACCTCCTCGTTGGGTTAGACTTCGGACTCCAGCCAGCCTGCACAATAGGTCAGATTACTCCTTTTGGCCAGCTCCGCATATTGGACGAGTTAGTCTCCGATGGCATGGCAATCCGCCAGTTCTGCCAAAACCAGCTTCTCCCCCTCCTGCGTACCAAATACTGGGGCTATAATGTCATGGGCTACGGTGATCCATCCGGCATCAGTCGCGCCCCCACGGACGAATCCACCTGCTTCGACATCCTGCACAGCGCGGAAATCGGCCTTACCAATGTCATTCCTGCCTATACCAATGCCATCGTTCCCCGTGTGAATGCAGTGGATACCTTTCTCAGCAAAATGATAAATGGTGAGCCGGGAATTATCTTTTCCCCCAATTGCAAATACCTCCGCAAAGCTATGAATGGCGGCTACCATTACGCCATGGAGAAGTCCTATCGTGGCGGTGAACAGGATCATAAACGCGACCCGGTTAAGAACTTCTCATCCCACATTGCCGATAGCCTTGAAGAATTATGTCTTTATATAGATCAGAAAGAAGTGTATGATAAAGAGAAGAAGTCGTTTTTAGCTCAACTGAAACAAGTGCAGCATAACGTGGCCAGCAGGATAAGCGGGTATTAGGATGAATGATAAAATCTAAGGGGAGAAAGCCGGGAGAAATACAGCATGGATGAAATCCAGAAAGAGTTTCAGCAAGTCAACCGCGATTCCGAGGTAATGCAGTCATTCGGTATTTCCCTCTACAACCAATACAGTGCCAATAAAGCCTATCGCCGGCCAAAAGAGATGGAATGGCTTGAGGATCTCCGCCAATACAAGGGGCTCTACGATACCGATGTGAAAATTGATGCCAGTTCATCCCACGTTTATCCCAAAATAACCCGTTCCAAGATCAATACAGTGTTATCCCGGCTCCACGAGATGCTTTTTCCTGACTTCGACCGCAATTTCGAAATAGACCCGACTCCCAATCCTGATTTAGCCGAAGACATCGTCATGCAAATAGCAATGTCTCTGGTAAGATACCCCGAACCAGACCCACAAACCGGCCAGCCAGCAGTAGACCCCGCAACTGGCCAGCCTCAGAAACCAGTTATCCCCACCGCAGCAGAAATCCAGCAGGGAGTTGATGAATACGCCAAATCCCGCGCTGTGAACATGCAGCGTAAAATAGATGATCAACTTCAGGAAATGGATTATCCTGCCGAAACCAAGAAAATCCTGCGATCCGGGCTCCAATATGGAACGGGTGTTCTAGCTGGCCCATTATTCTCATCGCGTAAGAAAACCCACTGGAAAGTTGACGATAAAATCAAGGCATACGTGGAAAAAGTCAGCAAGGAAGATGTTCCTTATATGGAATTTGTTCGTATCTGGGATTGGTATCCCGATATGTCGGTATGCGAACTCAACCAGGCCGGGGGATTTTTCCAACGCGCTATCCTAACCAAACATGATCTCCGACAGCTGATGAAACGTGACGATTTCTACTCCGACATCATCAAACAGTATATCAAAGATCATCCAGACGGTGATTACGTTCCCGAACAGTGGGAAATCGACCTGCAATCCATCGAAGTTGAAGCCGGTACCAGAGAAGGCGGCACCACAGTAATCAAATCAGCCAATGCTACCGATAATACCCGATCGTCCAGTTACCGGCAGGGTGGCAAGAAATATGAAGTGTTGCAATTCTGGGGATACATTGATGGCTCAGACCTCGCAGCCTGTGGAGTGGCAGATGAATCCGGGAAAGAGTTAGATGTCGATCTGGAATACGCTGCCCACGTCTGGATGCTCGGCAAACACATTATCAAGGCCATGATATTTGAAGGAGCCCTCGACCACTACAAAGTATTCTACTACGAAAAAGACGAAACCAGCATATTTGGCGAGGGACTTGCGCGGGTCATGCGCCATAGTCAATTAGCTGTTGCCGACGCCTCCCGCATGGTGCTGGATAACGGAGCATGTGTGGCTGGCCCGCAGGTAGAGGTGAATTGGCAATTATTACATGAGGGTACAGATCTCAATTCATTCTACCCGCGTAAAATCTGGTATCGTGATGGCAAAGGTGTAGACGCTCAGTATCCGGCGGTTCGCGTCTACAACATCGATTCCCATATTGAAGAGTTATCCAGCATTATCACTCTCTTCATGAACTTTGCCGATACCGAAACCTGTCTCCCCACATGGCTTACCAATGAACCGGTAAACAACGAGAATTCCAAACAGACCTCCGGGAAACAGTCATCTATCACAGTTTCCATAAAAGACATTGCCAAGAACTTCGACAACTTCACAGCCAGTGTTGTGATGGGTCT